CTAACTTCTGCCCTAGTTGTGGCCTGCCTATGCCTAAAGCAATGTCACATTGTTCTAAATGCGGAACCGCTATAATCAAACCTACGCAAGAAGTTTCTGAAGGAGCATAATGGCTGTTCAATACAATGTTGAGATTGATCAAGGTGCTGATTGGTTTCTAAATGTCACTTATGAGCAGCCAGCAGGAACGCCTGTAAACATCACGGGCTACACCAGTGCATTACAACTACGCTCACTCCCAACAGATGCAACGGCAGTTCTTTCACTTGCAACAGGTAGCGGCATAACAATCACTGGATCAACAGGCTTGGTAGCAGTACACGCAACAGCCGCACAGACCCGCGCTATTGATGAAGGCGTTTATTACTATGACTTAGAAATAACATCTCAGTCAGGTATCGTTACACGCTTGGTACAAGGCCAGGCTTATGTAAGCGCGGAAGTGACACGATAATGGCAGATGAAGTAATTGTTGTAGAACCCGTAATTCAAAACATCACGGTTGTAGATAGCACCGCATCAATCAGCATTACTTCACCTGGCCCACAAGGACAGCCTGGACAATTTAGCCCGTCAGATATTTTCTATGTACACACGCAAGGACAAGCATCAGCAATCTGGACAATCAACCATAATTTAGGCGGTCAGCCAACTGCCGTAGTTCTGGACTCAGCAGGAACGCAATGTGAAGGCACTTTCAGTTATCCTAGTACCAATCAAATGATCATCACTTTTACGGCAGCGTTTAGCGGCACTGCCTATGTGGTTTAAGGAGCCTACACATGTCACGCAAATTTTTAGTTAGCATTGATCTTAATAAGAATGAATTGCAGAACGCGGTTATTCAGAACCTTGCTACTGCTCCTTCTACACCGCTTGATGGTCAGATCTATTACAACACTTCAGATGACACGCTTTACTTCTGGAACGGCACTGCATGGATCAATGTTGTTCAACAGGCAGAAATCCTTTACAACACATTCAGCAACCGCCCAACAGCCGCCGCAGGTAATACAGGCGCACTATTCTTTGCAACAGATCAAAACCTTCTTTACTTCTCTAACGGTTCTGCATGGAGCCAGGTAAGTGCATTTGGTAATGCCACTGCCACTACATCTTATGGCGATACCGCTAACAATGGATCAGCAAACACATACTCACGCTCAGATCACACACACGGTACGCCATCTCTTACATCTACTGCACCACAAAATCAGGCGATTGGTGACACCGCTTCAGTAGGTACTGCAACAACACCAGCCCGCGCAGACCATGTTCACGGTATGCCGTCATTTGGCGTAGTTACTGCACAAACAACATTTGGCGCTTCATCTGGTAACGGTTCAGGCACATCTATTGCCCGCAATGATCACACACACGGCACACCTACACACGATAACGCCGCACATAGCGCAATCAATCTTTCTGCGCTTGCTGTACCTACCGCAGATGTAGCGTTTGCTACATACAAGATCACAGGACTAGGCAACCCTACATCTGATCAAGATGCGGCAACAAAATACTATGTAGATCAGGCTGTACAAGGTCTTACATGGAAAGCGGCGGCTAACCTTCTCTCAACAGTGAATGTTGCGCTTACAGGATCAACAGGCACACTTAACATTGACACATACGGCGCACTTACAAGCGCTGACGCTGGTTATCGCATTGTTCTTACTAACCAGACAGATGACACAGAAGATGGTATTTATGTTTATGCTGACAATGGCACAAACTACACACTTACACGCTCAACAGATGGCAACCCTTACACAGAACTTATTGGCGCTTCTATCTACATTCAAGAAGGCACAACAAAAGCAAGCACATCATGGGTTCAGTCTAATCACTACCTAACTTCTTTTGCTGGTCAGACATGGGTACAGATCGCAGGCCCAGGAACACTAACCGCAGGCAACGGTATCAACATCACAAGCAATGTTGTTTCTGCTGTTGTTCAAGCAGGCGCAGGACTTTCACTATCTGGTTCAGGGCTTGCTATTGATACTGCCGTGGTTGTACGCAAGTACGCCGCTTCAGTTGGTGATGGATCAAATACCACATACACTGTTACTCATAATTTAGACACAAAAGATGTACAGGTAACTGTTTACGATAACTCCAGCCCATACGCTGAAGTAATGGTAGATGTACAACATACAAGCACCACTGCAATAGCAGTGTTGTTCTCAGTAGCACCAACATCTAACCAGTACAGGGTTGTAGTTCAGGGCTAATTAACTAAAGGGGATACACATGGGTCTGCGTGACCGTATCGCAAAAGTCATAGCATCAGGGAACATAGAGAAGGCTCCAAACCTTCCAGCAGGTTCCGTTGTTATGTCAGAAACAGACATGGCTAATGTTGCTAACGCTATGCGCAACACTTACGGAAGTAATAACCCACTTCCACGCAACCCATGGCTAAACATGGTTCCGTTTGGGCCTGGTACGCCAATCACACCTGGCGCAATCAACCCTGTAAACCCAGAAACAGGCCGCCCAGAGCCACGCCGTTTTGAATACCAGGTAGCGCAGAACATCAATGTCACTGCTACCCGTTTAGTACCTTTTCAGACACTACGCGCCGCAGGTGATAGCATTGATATTTTGCGCCGTTGCATTGAAGTCACTAAGAACAAACTTAGCGGCCTTGATTGGGATATTGTCCTAGCAACAGACGCTTCAGAAAAGATTGCGGCTGAGTCAGGTGGTGATCATGTGCGCGCTATGGCTAAAGCCCGTGAAAAGTACACAGATGAAATTGACCGCTTGCGTACATTTTGGGAAACACCAGACAAAGCAAACGGCCTTACATTTTCTGATTGGCTGATGATCGCCGCAGAAGAAACATTGGTAATTGACGCGCTTGCTATCTACCCACAGCCTTCAGTTGGTGGAGATCTATACGGTTTCCAGATCTTAGATGGCTCAACAATCAAGCCGCTCATTGATGATCGCGGTATGCGCCCACAGCCACCTGCCGCCGCTTACCAGCAAATCCTTTATGGCTTCCCACGCTCAGAGTTCAGCGCAACAGAGGAAGATCCAAAGGCAGACGGTGAATTTTCATCAGACAATCTTGCTTACATGATCCGCAACCGCCGCACTACAACGGTCTATGGCTTCTCTCCAGTAGAGCGCTCCCTACCGCTTGCAGACATTTACCTACGCCGCCAGCAATGGATCCGCGCTGAGTACACAGATGGCGTTTTGCCTGATCTCATGTTTACAACAGATGCGGATTGGGGAACTAACCCAGATCTTCTTTTGGCGTATGAAAACATTATGAATGATCAGTTAGCAGGAGATACAAACCAGCGTAAGCGCGCCCGTTTGCTCCCATCTGGTCTTTCTCCTGTTGTTAATGAAGGTTATGGCGAGAAGTTTAAGGACACACTTGATGATTACTTGATCACCAGCATTTGCGGTCACTTTGGTGTACAGCCGTCAGAAATTGGCTTTGCTCCAAAGGGCGGTTTGGGTGGTGCAGGGTTCCAGGAAGGTGAAGCGTTAAGCGCTGAAGCCATTGGTATCCAGCCACTTGCTAACTGGTACTCAAAGATGCTCACAAACCTTTCTTACACATATCTCAACATGCCGCGTGAACTTGAATTTAAGTTGATGACTTCTAAGCGTCAGGACAATGAGAGTTCTGCGCGTAAGGCACAGATTGAAGTTACATCTGCGGGCAAGACAATCAATGAGCGCCGTTCAGAGTTGGGCTTGCCGCTACTAGATACACCGCAGGCTGATATGCCTATGATTGTGAGCGGATCAGACATATTCCTATTCTCACCTGAAGGCATTATCAACGCGGCAACAGTTACATCTGCTCCTGCATTAGAAGGCCCAGAAGCAACACCTATTGCGCCTGCTACTCCTGATGTAAACAATGGTGAGCCATTGCAAGAACAGGGTGTGCCAAAGGTTGAGGAAGAAGAAGCGGAAGATGACGCTGAGAAAGAAAGAGAAACGGCTGATGAAGTAAAGGCTTTTATGAAGTGGGCCAATAAGGGTAAGCGCGCCCGCCTATTTGAGTTTAAGTCACTTGATCCTATTGTTGGGGAAGCGCTTAACCGTTGTGCTTTTGACGGGGATCTTGATACCGCAAGAGCATTGGCTAAAGCG